TTCCTTCTCCTTGGTTATCTCTCCAAGTACCTTGGTCTTGACAGGGCCAGCGGCGGGGAAAGTTTCACTCATCGCTTCAGCTTGGAAGCGGATAGCGGCTTCGGCTAGGACATTGGAATAGACACCACAGGCATCTTCCCAAGGCTCGACACGCTCTTCGTATTTGAAACCGAGCACATCTAGCCCTTTAACAAAGGTATCGGCCCACTCTTTACGGCTAGATGTGTCGGTCTCGACATAATCTATAAGCTCTGAGGCGATCTCTGTCAACTGTCCATCTTCTAAATACTCTGCAAGGTTAGCGTCAAACGGCGCACCAGCCGCTTCTTCCATACCTGCTTCAGGTACTAGAGTAATCTCAACGCTACCATCGTCCATTGTCACCATCTCAGGATTAACAATATCGATTTCCATTTGTGCTTCTTCTTCAACCGCCAGACCTTCTGGGGTTTGATATAAACCTTTCTCAATAGCCATCAGTAGTACCCGCCTCTACGTTGCTTAAAGTATTGCATCTCGTCTTCTTCATCTGAGGGCAACCTTACGAATCCGCCTTTCCTGTACCGCATCAACGCCAATGACACGGAGTCCACGTAGTCGTCATGCTCCCCTGCTGGGAATGCTGCGACCTCATCAATAACCTCTTCCGCCCAGCTTCTGTTGGGTGCCCACACCATACCCGAGGCAAACAAGTCAGAAACTGCGTTCAATCTCGTAATCTTGTCGTTACCCTTGGTAGGAGTAAACTCCTGCACTGGTATACCCATCGCCCGCATCTCGTATATCAGCGGTGCCCCGGAAGCTTTCTTTTCTACAATGAGCGAGTCCGGCTCCCACTCCTCGTATTGTTCTATTGCTACGCGTTTCAGCGTAGGAAACTCCATCCTGTCCCTGAACGCATTGAGCAGAATAATATTTGCTTGCTCAACTCCGTTCTCATCGGGCGCATAGAACACACCCCACGTCGTACAGGCCGAATAGTCAGCCCGATTTGTCTTTTCAAACGCCGTATCCCACGCCATTAGCAGGAAATCACACGCTGGCGGCTGTTCTTCCTCCCAAGTTCTCCACCATTCGCGCTTCACGATGGCAGATGTCTCGGATGTTGGCTCTTGTTGGTACTGAGCCATCCATTTTGCGTTAGGAAGTTCCTCTTTTAGGGCTGCAAGCTCCTTTTTTGACCAAAATTCAGGCCACAGAGGGTTCCCGCTCGGCATTAATGCCGGAAATTCAATCACCTCCCACTCATCGCCGCCCCTTTGGGCACTGGCTTTGAGTACACGAGCCGTCAAATCACGCAACGACCACCGTGTCATAACAATAACGATGGCTCCGCCCGGTTGTAGACGCTGCCTTGGCCCGGATGTATACCACTCGTAGGTCTTATCGTAGATGTCCGGGTTTATTTCAGCTAATGCTGCCTCTTGTTCCGAGTGCGGGTCGTCAATAATGAGCAAATCCGCACCTTTACCAGTAACCGCACCGCCTACACCTATTGCAAAGTAGTCTCCACCCTTACTTGTGTTCCATCGCCCTGCGGCCTTGCTATCCGCAGACAATACCAGATTAGGAAATATCTCGTGATATGCGTCCTGATCGACTAAGTTTCTTACCTTTCTACCGAAGCCAACCGCAAGTTCTGCTGTGTGCGACGTTTGGATGATCTTTTTATGAGGAAACTGTCCCAAAAACCAAGCAGGGAGAAGATAACTAGCAAACTCAGACTTAGTATGACGAGGGGGCATATTAACAATAAGACGTTTACACTCGCCCCGAGCCACTCGTTCAAATGCTTCAGCCATCCTCGCATGGTGCTTCCCGCTAATAAACGTAGGCCACATCTGCCTAGTAAAATCTAAGAACCTAGTCTGTGCCTTCTTCTGCTTTTTGAGTTTCGCTAACTGCTCAAGTTCTGCTAGTACCCGTTCTTGTTCTGCCTGTGACAGCAGTGGCAATACCTTCGGTATATCCTGAAGGGATATGTCATCAAATGGAGATGTCACGTTCGTCATTTAATTCTTCGTCATCATCTTCATCTTTTTCAGCGTCCAGATCGACTACACCTAGCACATCGTCTAGCTCTTCTTCGGAGGCTCCTCCTGCTGGTGTTATGTCTACTACAGTAGCATTAAGGAGGTTTTTCACCTTTTCCTTAATCGCTTTTTCCAGTTCTTCTGGATTCTTGTAGTTTATGGTTATTTCGCTGCGTTCAGTAAATAGCCCTATGTCGCTATGTTTACCCAGCAGTTCAAGTGCTTTCAACTCGTACCTTGGGTCGCCACAGTTAGCAATTTCCATCAATTTGTGCGTAATGGCAGACCGCGACTGCGCTACATCCATAGCAAGCTGGGCACCATATGTACGTAGAAATGCAGCCGCAGCAAATGCCGTGGTCTGATTTGTAAGGTTGGCAGGCTTTTGCGCTGTGGCAACTGCCTGTAGCAATTCTTTTTCTCGGGCAGCATCTCCCTCGGAAACTTCCAAGCGTGCGCCCATTTCTACCTGCAATTCTGCTGTATTGCCCGCCACTGCTATCTCATCGATTAGGGTCGCGGGTTTCTCCTCTGACAAGTCATAGGGGATAGGGTGGTCCTTGGTAGGTTCCACTTGTACAACAGCCATTCGCAGGTATCCGAAATACCGGGTTTTGCGAAGTCTAACATATAGTTACGTACTGACAACAGTAGGGAAAAGAGTGGGAAAGGTTGGAAAAGGTTGAAAAAGGTTGGAAAGAGGGAAGTGTCCTAAGTGTTGCAGAAATCAAAAGCATACCTTTTTTGGGTATTTTCGGTAGAGGTACCCCCAGCGGTGCCTATGTAAATCAAAGACTTACGCCATATTAATTTACCAGCCGGATTCAAACTCGGTATTTCAATCCTTTTCAAACTCGTAGGTACCATCAAGGGGGGTGTTTCCTATATTGAGGGGGGTGGGGTGCGAGGTGCGCGTATACAGAAAAAGAGGGGGTGGGGTACGTCTTGCGACCAAGGTAAGTCATTGATTTTATTAGAGTTGTTGTTTTGGGTTTGTCAAAGTGTGGGGTCTGTTGTGCATATTATTATGTATATGCAAGCTATGGTACCAAATGCTGTGCGCGGGGGGTGGGGGAGGGGTGGGGTCGATATACCCTGCTTGATTATGTAATACAATTTGCTATTATATATACACGGTTGAGGGACAGGCCCAACACCATAAATCAACATTGAATATTCAATGTTCAACAGGAGTAAGAACCATGCCAAAAACAGTAAATACAAAAGTTAAGCCCATCGCGTTATCAGTTGCACGCGGATCATTCATCGAAGGTGAAGCTGGGGGCGCGAAGTCCGCCGCTGAATATGCCGCCGCAATGGATCACGCGTTTGCTTTCAATTGGACAATGCGCGCCGATGGTAAGTTTGATCAGAAAGCAAATAGCAAGCTCTCAAAAGACGAAGCTAAGGTTATACGCGCTGAGCGCGACGAGTGTAAAGCCGCGTATCTCGCAACTGTACCGGGCGCCGATGACATAGCATTCAACAACCGTTGGGATTACCTGAAGCGCCTTTCAACGCATCGCGTAGCAGATGAAAAGGCAAAAAAAGAAAAAGCCAAGAAATCTGAGCGCGAATTGTATCTAAACTACCTGCGCCTCGCGTATAACAAAGCCAGCGAGCCAGAGTCTCAGGCAACGCAGGGGGAGATTGATCTACTGAAGGATGCTTGCAAGCTTGCTGGCCTCGACATGAACGAAGTCTAAACATTGAATATTCAATGTTGAATCTAAGCCCACTTCGGTGGGCTTTTTTTCGCCCGGAGAAAAGCTTTTGTTATGACAGTAGTGATAGTACCTATGATAGTAGGTACAGATGATAGTTGCTCTAGCTGCTGTACCAGACGTAACATTGTATTGTTACGTTTTAATCCTAATGTTATGTTTAATGTTACGCGCTAAGCTGTTGATCTAGCTACAGAAAGAGCCTTTTGTGTAATGTTATGCGGAAAAAAGGACATACGTATATTTCTTCTCTTCTTTTCCCCCCTTATTGCAGTGAACAGGCTGATTAAAATAAACGCTAAAAGGGTATATATTTCTCTAAATCTCATAACAATATAACAATACATACAACTACACCTCTACACCCCGCTGTTTCTGGGCGCTCCAGAAAAAAACCTATTGTTACGTCCCACATAACATTAGACCCTATTTTTATAACAATGTAACAAAGGAATGTACCATACTTGACAGTGTTATTAAATTGTGATACAATATACTTACACAATGGGAATTCGCCTGTTGTGTGTAACATTACAACTGACTCAAACCAACATTGAATATTCAATGTTCAACCGAAGGAGAACGACATGGCTAACTGCATTCGATGTAACAAACCATACTCACCGGCTCGCGCCAGTCTAGGTATCCGAACATGCCTAGTGTGCGGTGAATCCGCAGCCAGTGATGCACGCATGGGCTGGTGCGTCGCTCAGGAGTACAACAAGGGCGCGTACCAGTTGATAACCGACCCGGCTACGCTCAAGCAAACAAACCCTAAACGTACAACTTAAGAACAACGCACAACTTAAGAACAACTAGGTTGAAGGAGCATAACAATGAAGAAAAGTAATCACGCCGTGGGCGAGTGCTACAAGACACCAAACATACACGACCCGCACAACAGGTACACATGGGAGGGCAAGAGACCGTGGTGGGTGCGCCCGCTACAGGTATTGGGCTTTGTGACTACTGCCGCAGGCGTAGCGTTATTCTTTTGGTCAGTAGCTACATTGATGCTGATTCTGGAGGGGTAACAATGGGTAAGCCAAAAAAACCAAGTAAGGAACCCTACGAGAAGCCCACGCTTGAGGCGTGGCAGGACTGGGGCGAGCAAGCTAAGCAGGATTGGGAGCTAACTGCCCACGTCCCTGTGGTAGAGAAAATAACGCTAGCCGACCTGCTAGCAGACTACGACCCGGCTGTACTCAGGCGATGGGTATGTGAGCAGGGGCAACAGGAACAGCAGCAAGAGCTGCCAGACAAACCACAAACCAACGAGAAATGAACATTGAATATTCAATGTTAAGGAGAAAGAGAATGTACGGAAATACAAATCTTTATGAAATGCCCGCCCTACGCACCTATCAGGACGCGCTAGAGCACTATGAATCAATCAAGCCTATCAGGGGGAAGGACTGGCTACGCCCGATCATCAACACCCCCAACGGCAGACGCAGGCAGCACATGCAGATCATCAAGCACCGTGACAACACCATCGCTTGCAGGCTGTATGACACCAACGTGCTGACCTACCTGCCTGACGGGGAGATTCACTTCACAAACGGCGGTTACGCTACAAACTCAACGCACCAGTTTGCTACGGCCCTGCTGAACAGATGGGATAGATACGGGTGCTACTTCAGTAGCCACAAGACCCAGACTACCGCCACTGTACGCAGCAAAACCGTGGTGGTTGGGGATGGTGAGGTACTCAAGCTTAAGTATGACAAAGACATGGGCTTTGACTTCATCGACCCGCCCAAGATGTACGCGTACTACCTGAAGCGTGCCCCGATGGGGATGCGCCGCAAGGAGATCGAACCATTCACCAAGTACGTGCTAGCACTAGCCAAACTGGTAGACCCTGCGCAGTACGAAGAATACAAGGGCCAACAGACCGCGTACTGGCTGTATCACAAGGTAACCGGTGACGAGGATGCTCGGGTGGAGGCAGCGGAGCACCTGCTGCGACGGGCCTGTAGATGGAGAGGGGATTGGCTGAACCGAGAGTTATCAATACTACCCAAAGACGTAACAAACATACTTGATGACATGCTCAAGTATGTGCACTGCGAAGATTTGTTCGAGAGGCGGGAAGTAGATAAGCCAAACACCAATGATAACGAAACATATATGACCGGAGCGGGGACGTACCTATGAAAACTCTGATGCGAGCAAAGTCTCAGTGTCCTGTGGATACTGGAGAAGTGGTAAGGGACGGACGGGGGCGGCGTTACTACGTGTCGCACGTCCATAACAATAAAGTAGCAGTGGTTTCAATGGACGGGAGGAATCTGCACATGACCGCAGCACCGCAGGTGTTTGGCTGCTACTTGACAGTCTGAGTTATATTGTGATACAATATACTCGTAGTTTGATTTCTGTAATACCAACTAACCAACATTGAATATTCAATGTCTAACCAAAGAGAACGTAACAATGAATGAGATTCAAACAGTAACACTTCAACACTCAATTAGCCTGATCGTCAACAACCCCAAGACGCGCTTCATACTGCGGGGTGAGCCGGGTGTCGGCAAGACTAGCATCGCTGAAGAGATTGCACGTATCGCTGGCTTACCACTGTGCATGGTGGACGTGCCCAACCTTGATCTAGGTGATGTGTGTATGCCTGTGATCGACCACGAGAACGGCGTGACCCGCTACTACCCCAATGCTCGGTTCGGTATACATACTGGCGAACCAGTAATGATGTGTCTTGACGAGTTTACCAAGGGCGTAGAGCCAGTGAAGAACATGCTTCACCCTATGCTAGAAGTATCTAACCCTAGACTAGGCGACCTACCGATACCCGAGGGCAGCATCATTTACCTGACGGGTAACCTCGATACCGATGGCGTGGGCGATGGGCTGGCCCAACATACCAGACAGCGCATCATCGAGCTGATTGTGCGTAAACCAGACCATGAAGTATGGACACCTTGGGCTGTGAATAACGGCATCGAGCCACTACTTATTGCATGGGTAAACCGGTATCCCTACTGCCTAGCATCCTACCTCGATGGCGTGAAGAATGAGTTTATCTTCCATCCGTCTAGCCCACAGGACAATGTGGTATCCCCACGTGTACTAGAAATTGCCAGCGGAATTATTAAGAACCGAGCACACTACGATGAAGATGCGCTTATGGCTGCGCTAACAGGTGCAGGTGGTGCGGCATTTGCGGCCAGTGTTGTGTCATTCATCCGGTTCCAAGAATCATTACCTCCAATCAAAGCTGTGATCGAGCAACCTGATGTGGCTATCGTGCCCCATGACCCCGGTGCCCGTGCGGTGATGACATTCGGACTACTGGAGCATGTGGAGAAGGACACCCTGACTAACATACTCAAGTACCTGCGTCGCATGGAAGAAGAGTGGCAGGTGGTGTTCTGTGTGGCACTGGCCCGACACGAGCGCAAGAAAGCAATCGCCTTCGCGAACCGAGAGTTTGCACTGTGGGCTGCTGATAACGAGGACTTACTGTGAACATTGAATATTCAATGTTGGGAGAAACAAAATGAAAGTAGAACGTAAATTCAAAGCTATCAAGATCGGGCTTATGCGATCCGAGCAGTTTGGTCTGCTGCGTGGTGTTGCCATGCACGGTAAAACCATTCTGACTACTGACGTACCCACAGCGGCTACTGATGGTCGGGACTGTTGGTTCAACCCGGACTTCCTGTTCAACCAGATCAGCAACGGGGACAAGGGCATTGCCTATGTCATGGTGCACGAGTGGTTGCACAAGGCGGGTATGCACATGGTGACGTACCAAAATCTCAAGGAACGTAACCCAATGCTAACCAACATGGCGGCGGACTATTGGAACAATGACAAGATCGAACTTGCCGACCCCAACCATCTGTTGACCGAGATGCCACAAGATGCGGACGGGAAGCCCATTGGCTTGCATGACATCAAGTATCGGGATTGGACCATCAAGCGCATCTTCAACGACCTGCTAGAGAATAACGAAGGTGGTAAAGGTGGTGGGTTCGATGAACACGACTGGGATGGAGCCAAGGAACTAACCAAGGAACAGGCCAAGGAACTCAAGAAGGATGTGACCGAGGCTATCCGGCAGGGTATTCATGCGGGTAAACGAGCAGGTGCAGGTGGACTACGTGATGCACTGGGGCTTGAAGAACTTATCACGCCCAAGGTGGACTGGCGCGATGCACTGCGAATGTTTATGAACTCGACGTGTCGAAAGAAGGAACGCTCTTCATGGCGTAGACCTAACCGCAGGTATCTGCATCAAGACATCGTTATGCCTACGCTAGAAGGTAATAGCATCAATGAGGTGGTGATTGCGCGGGACACGTCCGGCTCGATGTACGGTGATCGACTAACCAAAGTCACCAGTGAGATGGTGGGGCTGGCGCAGAACCTTAACATTAACAAGATACACATGATCGACTGGGATGGTGAGGTTGAGAATCACGAGATATATACCAATGATTCTTTCAAGAACGCGCCAGAGCTACGCACCGCACACGGCGGTGGAGGCACCGATCCTACGTGCGTCTCTGACTACTTGAGTAAGAACAGCATCAAGCCAGACTGTGTGGTGGTATTGACTGACGGTGAAATCGGTTCGTGGGGTAACTGGACTAGTCCGGTGCTCTGGGCAATCGCAAACAACAGAAACATAACCGCCCCTGTGGGCAAAACAATCAACATTGAATAATCAATGTTCAACGGAGAAAGAGAATGAGCATAGCAAACAGTGCAGTATTGGTACGTCTAAACATTAGCGTGTGGGGTGCAAGTAAGCGCAACAAAGACCTAGAAAGTGAGGTCGCTGCGGGTAAGAACGCAGACCCAAGGGCGATGCGTATGTACGACAACCTGATGGTCGGTTCAACTGGCCACAAGGATATACAGAAACATGCAGCCCAATCGCGTCTATGGCACAACACCATGACGCTACCGTGGGATGAACGCGGGTACAGGCTTTGTCCTACTAGTCTATTCCTAGACTACAAGTCGCAACACAATCTGAAGCAGGCTACGTTTAGTAGCATGGTAGATACATTCCGAGTTAAGTATTGGAGCTATCGTGAAACTGCTAAGGACTATCGTGGTGACATATTCAACGAGAATGACTACCCACCAGTGCATGAGGTGATGGATAAGTTTGCATGGAACTTTGTTGTTGCTCCTGTACCTGAGTCTGGTCACCTGTGCATTGATCTACCCGCACAAGAGATGGAAGAACTCAAGGCCACGTGCGATCAGGAAGTTGAACGTAAGGTAATGGAAGCCGCCAAGGAAAATGACAAGCGACTACTCAAGGAGCTGCAAGCGATAAGTGCGAAGTGCACGGATACTGGGGACGAGGAGGAAGATGACAAGAAGCGGTGGCACGAGACTTTTGTATCCAATCCCTTGAGCTTGTGTCGGATGCTCAAGCACATGAACCTGACCAACGACCCCAAGGTAGAAGAAGCACGTCAACGGCTTGAAGATATCATGGCAGGTAAAACAAAAGAGATGTTCAAGGATTCCCCAACTGTCCGTGAGGAAGTGAAGGAAGAAGTGGACTCAATTATTAATTCATACGACTGGTAGGAGAAAGAGAATGATTTCAGAAGTATACAATAGAGATAGCTACTTAGTGGTAAACGCCAAAGAGGACATCAAGAACGGTGATGCAGGCACGTTTTCAAACATGCCGAGGAATGTTTACCACAACCAAAACGATACTGGACCCTTGAAGCAGAAGAATCATCTGGATATTGCCCCTGCTTTACTTTTGTATCTCAGCCAGCACTACACTAACTACTCGTTCTACGTTAAAACTCGCACCAGATACACCGACAAAAACGAAGAGTACATGACCATGCGCGACATATATGTGTTTGATGGTGACGAGCCTGTTGGTCGTATCAGCAGAGGTGAACGGTACTCAAACAATCATGACGGTTTGGAGTTTGAGAACAATCGCATTAGCCTAGACTTGAAACGTGGGAGTGCAAAGAAGACAGCGAAGCTCAGTACAGCAAAGTCTTTGTTCGCCCAATACTTCTATGGCATGACCATACGTGAGCATATGGAAGCAATGGCGTCCAGCGTAAGGTACGAAGTAAGTAGCAGCTCGTATCAGTTAAGCAGAGAGTATGATACTGCACGCAGCAAACTTACTGACTACATCAAGACAGAGGTTGCACGCGCTAATGAAACGGTACTCAAGTTTCTTAAAGACATGGGTAAGACCGATCTTATCGATGCTTTTCATCACACACAAAACGAGTTGCAGGTAGTAAAAAATATCGAAAGCGTAGTCGATAAAAGAAACGGCTACTATGTTTTGTTGAAAGAAGATGAGTATTTCAAGTGGCACCAAGGTGAGTCAACACCAAAGCGGTTCAAGCGCGATGAGATGCCGAGCGATATGCGGATGGCATTGGGTCTGTTGAAGATTGCTGACAAGAATACATTTGTGGACGGGGCTGGTTTCAAACTGGCAGATGATAAATTCTTTATTCGTAACGAGGTGCAACTTGATTTTGACAGCTAACAGAATACGCCGACGTGGTAAGCAGAAAGAGCCTACGTTAGTACATGTAAACGTGCGTCTACCACAATACGTGGTAGACCATTTCAAATCATTCCCTAGACATACTCAAGAAATGCGAAGGGTATTAACTGAACACGTAGACAACCTAGAATATCTAGGTTGTGAGGAGAACGAGAGTGACAGGTGAATCCTTCTACTTAGACATCGACGGGGTGACGTGGCAGTACATGTTGGTTACTGATCCAGAAGCTGCACTGTACTGGAACGCGTCTAGTTACAAACTAAGGCTTGGTGATATTCGCATAGCCACAAAGTGTTCGCCCGAGGATCGCAAGAGACTACGGCGGGAGATACTGAAAGACATAGAGGAGAATGAATAAACTAACATTGAATATTCAATGTTGCTTACGCCCCGCCTAGTGCGGGGTTTTTTGTGCCTTTACAAAGTCAAGTCTTTACGCTATTCTTTCTGAATGGCGCTTACTCCCGAAAAGAAAGTTAAGAACAAAGTCGTGAAACTACTCAAG